GTTATGTATTTGAAATGCTTAGACATTTGCCCTACCCCCGTGTATCCTATTGTTGTTATTAACCAAATAGCCTAAGCTGTCCAATGTTTTCCTGTCTTCTTTGTGTTCTTCCTGGTGGCACATGCCACATAAACTTTCAAGATTATTTTTCATATTGTTTCTCGGATTACGATCCCGATGATGCACCAACACGGCAATGGTTATCTTCCCGTTCTTTTCACAACATTCGCATATCGGGTTCTCTGCCAGCTTCATGTTTCTCACTTTGTGCCATGTCCAATTATACCCTCGCTCTGCCGATGTGCCTCGCTTCGCGTCTTGCTGCAAGCGATACCTTCTGCCCCTTGATATCGCATGTTCCTCACAGTAGCCATTGATTGATAGCTTCCTACAGCCAGGATGTTTGCAAGGACGGAACGGTCGACTTACTCCCATTTGTAATCCCCTTAAAGTGTTTCTCGTTCCACCATGCTTGCATGGCTTAGAGGGTTTCATTTGCCAATATTACGCTATTTTTTTTGTGTGTCAAGTATACATTTTGTGTATACTTTGTATACATTTTATATATTTAATATACATTTTTAGCTGTTATCAGGCCATGCCAAAATAACCCTATTTTATACCCTAACTTATTGTTTTGCTTTGCTATTTATTATTATTATTATTATAATAATATTTTGGCATGGCGATTGCTTTATATAGTGGTAAAAAGCCCGCGGGCGGACAGGGAGATCGCCGGGGAAAGGGGAAAAATCATGAAAAAATATTATAGCGTAGCGATCGGGCGCAGTACAGACATGCAATATCATCCCGCTCCGGATGAGACATGCGGCCATAAACACCGAACTCTGCAAGCCGCGGAAAAATGCCAGGAAAAGTTGATTGGATTTAATACCAAAACCCGGCAATGCTCTGCAAAATGGTATAATAGCTATATCGTCGTAAAATCTGCCACCGCAAATAGCGGCTGGCGCGGGATAAACGATGAAGAACTAGCTGGAATGGAATAACAACAGGCACCCGGCACCTTAAGCCGGGCAGAAAGGGAGGCAGAAAATTATGAAGGCGAAGAAAATGAAGAAGACGAAGATCACGGCAGAGGAGGCATTTAAGTTGATAAAGACTCCTGTGCCCGAACTGGCCAAGCGGCCCGGCGTTGGGCACAAAACCATAATGGCCCTGTGCGAGGAGTATCGCCGGATAATTCTGGCGAGGGCGGAGGTGTCGTATGAATAGAATAACGGCAATTGCGACGGCATACGCCTCCGCTATCCCGGAGCATCGCCTCTGGGTGTTGGCCCAAGGTGCCGATAACCTTGGGGTTGCGACAATAGACCTCGGACGCTTCATCCAGAATGTTGGCGGGACGGACGAGGAGCTTGGCCGGCTACTTTTGCATCGCGCGGCCCAGAAGGGTCTTCGGCCTGAGTCGGAGATAATTCAATATCTTTATCTCCCCGGCACCTGAGGCCGGGCAGAAAGGGAGGAAAAAATGGAGACGAAAAATTTTTGCAAGAACTGTGGAGGCAACATCACCTCCACCGCCGAAAAGCTCGGCGGGAGATTGAGCTTCTGCTCTCAGCGATGCTGGGAACAGGCCCTGACAAGAAAAATCCGAAGGCGGATTGAAGACCGTCTCCGGAAAAACACCGAGGAAACCCTTGCCGTGGCAAGGTTACTCGGAGTCAGCGAAGAGTTTTAGCCCATGGCTTGTCGAAGCCGGGATTGACCACCCGGTAAAAGATGGAAATAGCATGTTTTATTAGCCTGCGGGCGGCCGAGGAGAGCGCCGGGGAAGGGGAGAAAAAAAATGAAGACGAAAGTGATTAAAAAGGCGAAAACATATGATTATCGCAACTACGATCCAGCCAGATGCCGCAATGGCGGATGGTATGGCTTCTGGACAACTTACGAGCTGTCCAACGAGTCCGAGTTGCGAATTGGACTCGATACCGAGCCGCTTTATGCCGTATCTTACGGCACTACCGCAGAGTTCAGCTACTGCGAATATTGTGGTAGCTGGGGAGGTTGCAGTTGCTCCTGCAGTAAAACTCCCGAGCATATCACCGAAAAACGGCTGCTCGCTGATATGCGAAGAGTCGAGGAAGACCCATCTCCCGATAGATGGACAAAAGTATTGGAAGAGGTTGAAATCACACCTTCCGCGGACTGGGTCAATATCCGCAGGCGCTGCGAAGACGCCCTGCGGAAGTGCGGCGACAACCGCACTATTTTCAACGCCGCGAAGCTGCTTGGCGTAAATATGGAGGAATAAACCATGAAAAAATGCTTACGTTGCGGCCACACTTGGCAGCCGCGCATCGAAACAGAGCCGCGGGAATGTCCCCGGTGCAAATCGCCCAGATGGAATGAGGCACCGCGGAAAGCCGGGAGGCCAAAGGGGAAGTAGAATCACGGGGAGGCTTAGGCCTCCCCTGCTTTTTTAATTTTAAGCGCCTTCCCGGCCATCCTCGCGCGAAATTCAGGCATTACTGCCTTCTGTCCGGTTCAGGATACCATGGATTTTCGCGCCTGCGTTGATCTTCCGCCCACTTTAATCTGTAAATTTCTTCTTTCATCTCTTCCCTTTCTGTATAGTCGTGCACCTCGTCTATTGACTGGGTCAATTCATTGTAAAAGGCCTCGTGTTGATGCTCATATCGATGTTCATATTGATGTTCATATGGATCACGATGCTGAGCCTGTGCCGGAGATTGGAAAATGGTTAAAATTGCAACAGTTACCGGTAACATTAATACGATTAGTTTTTTCATATTCTTTCATCCTTGTTTTGGTTTAATTGTTTACGTTCGACAAGTCGCCGGCGTCGCGCTTGTTCAGTCGCGCCCGCAGCTTGTCGTTTTTCATGTCTATTTTATCCTCTGCCCTACGCAACACCCTCAGTAATACCAGATACCCTATTAAATCCAGAATCGTATCTTCACCAGCGTCATTACCCCTGGCTATCCTTGAGAGCTTGTCATCAATACGGATGAGTAGCGCCTCTTCCGGTGTGGCCTTTGAAAAAATCCGCACCGGATCGGCGAATGAGTTCCCGTATGCCATATTTTTCATAATCAACATCTGCTTGATGTTTTCACATTCAACATCGATTAGTTCAATAATTTCCATTTTTTACCTCAGAATGGCACGTCGCTTGATGGCGATCCTACTTCCTGCGCGACTGATCTGATAAAATTCACCACATCTTCGTCTCGTTCAAACGTCAGGCACACAGGCACATTTATTTCAGTCCCGTCTTTTTTCTTTACCTGCATATATGCCTGATAAAATTTATCTTCTTTACCGATCTTGCCTAATTTGATCTGATACTTGCCGTTATACCTTCCTGTTTCCACGCTGTCATACTGATTGATTTTAATCTGCATTTTCGTTCTCCAATTCTATGATTTTGTTTGTTTTTTCCTGTATCTTCTTTTCTGTATTCTCAATAAACGCCAACCATAACTCTATTTTCTTAATCAGATATTTTATGTCTGTCTTTAGTTTTTTGATTTTATGGACTTTATCCAATTTCACACCTCACTTATGAATTTCTTAGTTGCTCCGCTATACTTAAACATTACAGCGCCCTCAACCCCAAACTCTCTATTTTTCTTGACAAATAGAACCATGTCAGCAGCAACTTTTCCTTTTTTTATGCTGTTTGCCTTCTGATCCTCCGTCGGACGATAGAGAACTATGACATTATGTGCTAAATCCGTGATATGACTTGTGCCTTTAATATCAACTTTGCCGGGTTCGTCCGTATCGCTGGCCGCTTTTCTCGGATGCGCAACAAGATGAACATGGCAATCATGGATTTTGACGAAATCGGTCAGCCTGGAAACGAATCTTTTTTGTTCGTTGTATTCGTCGGAGTCATTAATTGATATTTTCATTAATGAATCTATTACAAAGTGTTTTACGCCGTATCTTCTGGCAGCATACTCAAAATTGTTTAAAAGTTCATCTGGTGCAATCGTGTTAGTGACGTTGAGTATATATAACTTTCCTGTCATCCATTGCAATGAGTCCAAAATTGATATTGGTGATGGATTATTGTTTTCCTTATATTGAATAATCGCCCATCTTAAATACCTTTCCGGCGGCATTTCACCGGAATAAATACAAGACCTTATTCCTTTTGATGCCAAATCTAAAATTACTTGGTTAAGAATTGTTGACTTCCCCGATCCGTTACGGCCTGACCATATAGTGACCTCTGATCCGCGCCAACCTTTCAATATGCTATCAAGTTCTTTCCATGCCGTAGGAGTTCCAAAAAGTCCCATACCCATTTCAAACAAATGCTGAACCTTGTCGTTGAAAAAATCAGGTGAAACGAGTGTTTCCGGCGATAGTTCTTTTGCCCGCGCAAAACACAAATTTATTTCTTCCGTCGAAATATTCTTTAACAAGCATTCGTTTGCGTCTTTTAACGGCAATGTGACAAGGCTGCATCTCCACAATCCTAATCGTTCAGCCAGTTTTACAGCGCCTTCTTTTCCGGCATGATCTGTATCAAAGCAAATCAAGATATGCCTAAACGTGTCCAGATAATCCCATTCGTTCTCAACCCATGCCTGGTTTGAGACACCAGCCGGTACAGATACGGCCTCAATGCCGTATTGATACAAAGCCATTGCGTCAAACTCGCCTTCCACAATAACGAGTATGTTTTTCTCAATATTATCACGGTTGAACAGGACTTGTTCGGCGTTTTTTTCTTGCCACATCTTATTTTTATCATGGATATCTCTGTACTTTATATTTACCAACACGCCATTTTTCCTAAATGGGAATTTTAATATTGACCCATCAGCGCCTAATCTAAAATATTTGATCGTTTCATCGCTGAACCCACGCCCCTTGAGATACCCGTAAACATTTATTTCATTATCGCCTATTGGTTTGATTTCTTTTGGTTTGATGTATTTCTTCTTTTCGTTGCCTATAAAAACTTTTTTACCGTCCAGTTTTTTAGGTTTGTCCCCCATCTCTTTTTGAAGCTGGTAAAAATCGCCTTTTGCGCCGCATGTATTAAGATGCAGGCAGTTGTAAAGTCCGGTAATAGAATTAATTGAGAACTTTCCTGAACGGTCACCGCAGAAAGGGCAGTCCATAATCAACTCATCACCCCGCCGCCGGAATTTAAATTCTTTACTTTCAAGATATGCTATGACTTGGTTCATTTTTCCCATACCTCGGTTTTATCAGGCTTGTTCCCATATTTAATTTCAAGCGGAATGTCTTGGAGATATGACTCAAATTTTGTCCCAAACAATGTTTCGGGCCGTAAATAGGAAAACATTTTTTCGTCTTTTAACCATTGAGCGCATTTGTTATCAATAACGGTTTTAAAATCTTGCAATGATCTCCGGTTACCATTAATACCCCATCTGGCTTTTATCTTCGCTCTTGTTTCTTTTGAACTGTTGCTAAAATTCTTACCGGTTTTCGAATTAAGGTAGTCAATTATTTCTTTGTATGGAATTTTATCTGAAGTGTTGGCGGAAGCCTCTGCCTCTGTCTCTGTCTCTGCCTCTGCCTCTGCCTCTGTCTCTGTCTCTGGTGCATCATCTTGATATCGTCCTGATATCATCTTGATATCATCTTGTATCAACCAATGTTCCAGTTTGATAAGTTGTTGTTTTAATTTAATTTCATTAGTTCGGAGTCTAAATGCCAATTTTCTAGTGTCTGGTAGTTTACCTTCGTGTGTCTCATCTTCACTTGCTATCAACCAAAGCATAATTAGTGTCTTTGCGCTCTCTCCATCTAATTCATGCCAATCAGGATCATCTAAAAGGTCGCGATATAGTTTCACCCAAGGAGGCGTTCTGTCTTTGAAGTGTTGAAATTTCCCCCAGTTTTTAATTTTAAGACATTGCATGATATTTTAATCGCCCAATAAAAAACCCCCATGGTTGGGAGAGCAGGCATGAGTGCCTAGCTTCCATGGGGGTTTTAATATTGGGCTTTCCTTTTAAGTTTCTCATTTTGCTCTCCCAAGCTGATCGTAATGATAATACCTATCGGTAAGCTTGTCAAGGGTTTTCTTAGGCCGATGATTGGCGTCAAGATGTTCGGCATTTCCGAACAACTGAAGCCGTCGCTTTACAAATATACCTTCAGTTTTTCGTAGCATTCCTGCTTCCAGGCCAGCGTATTCTTCTGGATTCGATTGCGTTCGCGGCTTAGCTCTTCGAAAAGTTCAGGCGGTCTTACGCCACAGGCCACCAGCCGATCTTTGAAGGTTGGATCGCTGTGCGCCGAAAAACTGCCCAGAGAATGATGGACGCTACATAAACATATGGCGTTATCAATGCGATAC